CCAGTCTGACGGACAATGTGTCGGAAGGCGAATCCATAGCATTGGCCATTGATGACGGTTCAGCCTACGGCATCACGTGGCCGACTATCGAATGGGAAAACGATGGCGGGACGGCCCCGACGCTCGCCACTTCCGGTTATACTCGTGTGGTGATCTGGAAAGAAAACAGCACGCTCTACGGCGCGCTGATCGGTGACGGCTCATGAGCATTCTAGCAAAGCGCCTCTTGGGCGCCGCTGGGCTTGTTGGCGCGGGCGGCGGTGGCGGCAGCGCCCCGACGTTGGCGACGAGCGGCTACACATGGGTTGCAATCTGGAAAGTTAGCACAACCCTTTATGGTGCGCTGATCGGGGATGGTTCATAATGGCTGGTTTTATCTTGCCGAGGCGGTTGATTGGGACGGGCGGTCTTGTCGGGGCTGGTGGCGGTGGCATCACCTTCAAAGGTGGCGTTTCGGTAGCAGCAGAAGATGCAAGCGGCTTTGATAGTTCCGGGGAGGCACTCGACATCATGTCGATTGCTTCGACGGGTGATCTCGCCATCATAGCCATGACCGCCGACGCCAATGCCAGTGGCGGAGGGACATGGAACGGATTTACCCCGACAGACGTAGTGTCGGATATGGGCGATTCCACGGTGGCGACATATTTAGGTTATCGTTTTATCCAGGCTGGTGACGCCAATCCGTATGTCACGGGCGTCTCCACCGCCGCCCGCATCGGCCTGACCGTGGCCGGTGCTGTTTTCGGCGGCGTGGGGTCATATGTGAGTTCCGCCACTGGTGGGTCAGGAACTTCTGGTATGCCGGACCCTCCCTATCTATCAGCAACGGGCGATCTGTATATCGCCGTTGGGCATCTGGATGATGATAATGTAACAGCAAGCGCCATGACAGATTATACTCTAGCGGTTACTGTCGGCGCTACTAAAAGTTATGGCGCGACCACAACGGCCATCGCTTACAGGATTGTATCAGACACGTCGCAAAACCCCGGTGCATTCGGCGGAGGAGGGTCTGATTCTTGGCGCGCCTATACACTGTGTTTTGCGGAATAATTGGAAAAGATGGCATGAGATACGTCCTTGCGATCAATGGTGAGCCGGTTAAATGGCCATATTCTGAGCGGAAATGGCGGGCGGACAATCCGAACATTTCCATGCGGAGATGGGCTGGTTGTTCCGATGAGGCGCTGGCGAGCGTCAATGTCTACCGTGTAGAGGAGGCCCCGCGGCCTGAGATCAACGAGCGGGAGCAGGTCGCGGATCGGTTGGCGGCACCCTCGCTGGTGGATGGCGTGTGGGTTTGGGGCTGGGCCATTTCAGCAAAGTCGCAGGCTGATATTGACACCTACGACGCCGATGGGCGCGTAAAGATAAAGAAAGAGGCACAACGGCGCATTGACGGCCAATACCCGCTCTGGCGTCAGATGAACACGATGGCGAGGATGCTAGAGATGACCGAAAAGCCGGTGCCGAACCGGACTGGCGGAGATCTGGCTCAGATCAATGCGGCTCGCGCGATGTTTGCTGAAATCAACGCCATCCGGGCGAAGAGCAATGCACTGGAGGCTATGACGCCGATCCCGGCTGACTATGCCGACGACAGGTGGTGGACCTGATGGACCAAAACAACGACGCCCAGGAACTGCAAGATTTCGGCGCGATCGCCGCCCATGTGTGGGAACTGATCGACGCCTGCGAGCAGTATGCCGACGAGCAAAAGGACCAGCGCGACACGGCGCTGCTGTATTATGACGGCATAATGAACGACCTGCCGGCGGAGGAGGGGATGTCCTCGGCCATCAGCCAGGATGTCCGCACGGCGATCAAGGATGTGATGCCGAGCGTCATGCGAACCCTTTTGGGCAATGACCGGCTCGTTGAGTATGAGCCCGCCGGCCCCGGCGACGAGGAGCAGGCGGAGCAGGCGACGGAGTATGTGAACCGCGTTGTCCTCCCCAGGTCGGGTGCGGAGGACGCGATCTATGACGCCGTCATGGATGCGCTGCTGGTCAAGACGGGGATCCTAAAATGGTCCGCTTATCAGAAGACCCAGACGCGAACTTTCGGCTACACCGACCAGTCCGATGAGGCCCTGTCTCAACTGTTGTCGGATGAGACGATCGAAATCCTGTCGGTGGATACCCGGCCCGAAACCGACCCGGAGGTGCTGGCGCTGTTCCCGGATGCCCAGCGCCACGACATCACCGTCAGGAAGCGGGGGACCGACACCGAGGTCCGCCTGGAGGCTGTGCCGCGCGGTGCTTTCCTTATCGCGCCAGGCTCTCAGACCATCGAAGAGTCCCCGATCGTCGGCGAGCGGATGGTCGTCACGAGGTCGGAACTGGTCCAGTGGGGATACGACCGGGATCAGGTCTACAGTCTGTCTACCTACCATCGCGCGGATGAGGACGAAGATGACGCTCTGGCGCGCGAGGGTGACGACTGGACCGACGTGCGGATGGAAACCGCCCGGAGCATGGAAGAGGTCCAGATCTGGGAGGTCTACGTTCGCCTCGATATGGACGATGACGGCATTGCGGAGATCTACAAGGTCTGCATCGGCGAGGCCGGCCACGATCGTCAGCCAGGGCAGGGCGATGCGCGGCAGGTGCTTGCCATGGAAGAGGTCGAAGAGGCCCCTTACACAGCCCTGATCGCGGAGCGGACGCCTCACGCATTTGAGGGCCGGTCGCTAGCCGAGGACTTGATTGAGATCCAGAAGATCAAGACCGCCCTGCTGCGTGAGACACTGAATAACCTCTACTGGCAGAACCGTCCGCAGCCGGCAATCAACCCCTCGAAACTCACGCAGAAGGGCGTGGAGGCGGTTCTGAACCCGGCCCTTGGCAAGCCGATCATCCTGGCGAACGGCGCAACCAGCATCGACGAGGCGGTGCAGTGGGCGCGGGTGCCGTTTGTCGCCTCGGAATCCTACCAGATGCTGTCGCTGATGGATAAGGCCGGCGCCGATCGCACTGGCGTCAGCGACAGATCCGGTGGGCTCGATCCCGAGTCCTTCGTGAACATGAGCGCCACCTCGGCGAACCTGATCGCGGACAGCAGCATCGCGGCGGCAGAGATGATGATCCGCTCGCTGTCCAACGGGGGGCTGCGAAAGGCCTTCCGGGGCATCCTGGGTCTGGTCATCGCTCACGCCGATCGGCCCCGCACCGTTCGCCTGCGCGGGGAGTGGGTGCAGTACGATCCCCGGTTCTGGGACAGCGGGATGGACTGTATCGTCAACGTCGGCCTGGGTGCTGGGAGCAGGGAGCGGGATCTGTCTGTGCTGCAGATCATTCTGGCCCTGCAGAAAGAGATCATCATGTCGATCGGCGCGGACAACCCGCTGGTCAAGCCCGATCAACTGTACCACACCTTGGCCAAGATCGTCGAAACCGCCGGCTTCCCATCGGCGGATCCATTCTTCACCCAGCCGGATCCGCAAGAGATCGCGGCGGCGATGCAGCAAAGCCAGGGACCGAGCATCGAAGAGCAGAAACTGCAGATGCAGGGTCAACTGGAGCAGATGAAGGCGCAGAGCCGCACCCAGGTGGAGCAGGCTCAGATGCAGGCGGATCTGAGGGTCCGCGAACTGGAGGCCCAACTGAAGGCGCAGTTGCAGACCATGAAGGCGGAGAGCGATGCCAACATCGCCCGCATGCGCGCCGAGATAGATCTGGTGAAACATCGCGAACGGCTCGCCTTCGACTACCGGAACGCGGCCTTGAAAGCGGAGCCACCGCAAGGACCGGCTGACCCAGGCAGCATCTACGATGGCTTCTGAGGCACTGCGCCAGGCCGCCCTGTTCACCCCTATTCCGAGGTCTCGGCCACGATGACACAAGACAGAGCCCTGTATCGTGCCATGGTAGACCGGATGCTTGCCGGCGAGGACAACTGGCGCGGGAAGTACCGAGACCGGAACAACGAAGGCCGCGCGGCCTACGATCCGGCCCAGGCGCGGCTCGATTCCGAGCAGCGGAACAGCCAGCACGATGACGTGATCCGGCGCAACATGGTCAGTCAACTTCGCAAGTGGGGTGTGCCAGAGTTCACGATCGACAACCTTGTCTCGGCAGCAGAGTGGACGCCCCTGGTGGGTGACGCGATGGACGTGCAGGACGCCGGCACGATGGCGGCGAGAGCCTGGGAGGATCCCACCTGGGGCAACATCGGCGGTGCTGGCCTGATGGGCGCAGCGGCCCTTGCGAGCATTGTCCCCGGCGGCGGTGACGCTGCCAAGAAGGGGCTGAAAGGCCTCGCCAAGGACGTTGCCGGTGAGGCAGTGGAGAAGGCCGGCAAGCGCACCATCCGCGCCTACCACGGCTCTCCGCATGATTTCGACCGCTTCGACCTCAGCAAGATAGGCACGGGCGAGGGCGCGCAGGCGTATGGGCATGGGCTGTATTTTGCGGAGAGGGAGGACACGGCCAAATTTTATCGGGACAACTATGCAAAGCCGCCCGCTGATGAGTTCAAGAGTCCAACAGCGAGACAGTTGGCGCAAGACCAGTTGCAGGCGTGGGCCGGGGATATTCAAGGCGGAATTGAGGACCTAAGAGCCTCGCTTGGTAACGCCAAATTGGGCAGGCTTTTAGGTGACGCCGATGAAAGTAGAATCGCTGACTTAGAGGAGGCAATCGCCTACATGGAGCGCGGAGTTCCTCCAGGCCGCATGTACGAGGTCAACATCAACGCCGACCCCGAAGACTTCCTCGATTGGAACAAGCCGCTGAGTGAGCAGCGGGCATGGGAAAAGCAGCGCCAGTTTTGGGATGAGAAATTGGGCGACCCCGACATCATAACGGAGCGCCTTGGCATTGATCCGTCTCAGGACACGGGTGAAAAGTTGGCCCGCGCGGGCATGGTCGGCAATGTTTCAGACCCCGGAATGGCGCAGCGCTTGAAAGAGTCAGGCATCCCCGGCATCAAATACCTCGACCAAGGCAGTCGCGCTGCTGGAGAGGGGTCTCGCAACTACGTCGTTTTCGACGACAAACTGGTCGAGATCCTCAGAAAATACGGCCTCAGCGGCATGCTGGCCGGCACGGGCGCCGCCAGTCTGATCCCGATATTGGAGAGCGGACAGTCCGATGGCATCTGACAGAGCATTGATGCTCGCCTGGGAGCGCGCCCTGCTGGAGGGGCGGCGTTTTCCCGGAGGCGCTGCCTACGAGCAGAGAGAGCGGCCCGCGAACGCCGCGAAGCCAGGGCCGAGCGCCTTTGCTGAATACATCGCGCCTTTGCTGGCAATTGCCACGAAGACCGATAACCTTGACGACATGGAGGGCTTTTATCAGGCCGCGGCCTCGCCGTCGCTGCGTCCCACCGATGATATTGAGCCGCCGCAGTTGGCTAAGACGCTCTCTTTCATGGTGCCGGGTGGCGGTGATGTGGTGGGGGCGATGGATGACGCCCCGCACGTTGCCAGGGCGTGGCAGGGGGCGGTAAGCGAGCCATCTGTCGGGAGTGTCGGCTCTGCCTTGGGACAGACTGCATTGGCCGGCCTAAGCGCCTTTACAGCCGTCCCGGCTCTGCTTGGGAGCATAGCGGGCAAGGGGGCGAAAACCGCCGATCTTGTGAAATTGCGCCAGGCCGAGGAAATGGCGGCAAAGGGCGCAAGCCGCGAGGCGATCTATGATGCCACGAAGTGGTGGGCCGGCCCTGACGGGAAGTGGCGGTTTGAGATCGACGACAGCGGCATGAGGGTAAAGGGCGGCAGCGGCAAACTTGGCGACGTGGTGGAACACGACAAGTTGTTTGCTGCATATCCTGATCTGGCAGATATTGATGTCGAGGTTGGCGGTCTGCCCCGGAATAGTTATGGCGAATACTATGGCGGCGAGGCCGGCGAATCTATCAAATACCGGCCCAAAGGCGGAGACGCTGGGAAAAAACCGCTTTTGCATGAAAGCGGACACGCCATCGAAAGCCGTGAGGGGTTCGCCAAGGGCGGCAATATGTTTGGCCTTACCAAGGAGAATGGCGGGGTCCAAGTCTATCGCCAGATCTTGGAGGACATGACCACACCCAGGCCGATAGAGGATTTTGCAAGAGAAGCCGGTTTTGAGAGCGTGGATGCGGCACAGGATGCTTATGCCCAATATGTGAAGGGCATAGAAAAAATGCGCCGCAGTGGCGTCCCCCCGGCGCTCGATCGTGCTGCCCAAGAGACCGCGATGCGTCAGGCCTATGAACGCCAGACTGGTGAGGCCTATGCGCGGCTGGCGGAGACGCGGGCGGATTATTCCAAGGCACAGCGTGACGCGCGATACCCATGGCTTGACCTCGACGTTCCAGAGGACCAGCAGATCGTGCGATTCCGCAGCAACGGCCCGCAAATGAGCGCTGCATCGGGCCGGCGATTGCTGCATGATGCGCCTTACTCAAAATACAAGATCGACCCAGACCTACCCCAGAGGCTGGATCAAGGCCTGACAGTGCGGGCCACGCCCGACTATGAGCCGCCGCGAGTGATCTCGCCGGAAGACCTGATGCGATATGATTATCTACTCAATCTGGTCGGCGACAGGACAAATGTGGGCGAGATCACCCGACTGTACGGTGAACTGTTAAACATGCCTATCCGCCTTGATGGTGGGCAAGGTTACATGAGAGGTCTCGGCACGGGGGCCTGGGCATCGGATCCCAACGTGACCAAGCGACTGGCCAATGCCGTGAGGTCCGCCGATGGTCGATCGGTCCTCGGGACTTATATGGCCATGAGCGGCACCGGCTCCGACTTTGCCAACATGACGCGAGACGTGGCGTTGCGTAATTTTAACCCCGGTGAACTGCGGAAAAGGGATATTCGCGAGTTCAACAAGAGGTTCAAGGCGGCGAAGGGTTTTGAAAAACTGACCCAGGACTTCCCCGGCATAGAATCCCCGGAGTTGTCAGCATGGTTGGACAAATCCGGGACACGGCGCGCGGCCTTCTTTGATTTCTTGGACAGGCGGGGATGGGTTGAAAGAGGTTTCCCGGATGTCACCGCCGCCCGCTACGCCATCCAAGATCCGCAGTTGCGCGACCTTCCGGCTGGCGTTGAGCAGTATGGCGGGACATCTATGGCGCTCATGGACCCTGCTGGAACGGTCAGGCATGTTTCTGACACTGGGATGCCTCACGCCACCTACCCGACAGATATGCCTGGGCAGTACATAGGCGGGCTTCAACAGCCGGTGCCGCGGCGGTTGCTGTTCCCAGAATGGTATGAGGAACGCCGATTGTCTGGCGCGGCACCCGCCGGGGACAATCGTGCGTTCCAGATGAGTCAGGTGCTGCAGCCGATCAATCAGAAATGGCTAGACGACCTGATGAAGTGGGTTGAGGCTAATCAACCCCGATAAAGTCAAGGTCGGTGTTGAAGTCGTCCTTTTCCACACCGTGCTTGGCAAGGATCTCCGCTTGGCGGGCAAGCAGGTCTGAGCGGACATCGGCTGGTAGGTCCGAAAACTCCGCGGCGGAGTGCTGGGCTAGCGCCTCAAGTCCGATGCGTTCGATCTCGTTGTAGGCCACCATCTGCGATCGAACACGGGCGATGGACGGGGGGTCTTGGGTCATTGGAAGATTACCCTTTCAAGTTCTGAGGTGATGTAACGGCAGAGGCGTTCTGCCGTCTCTGTGTCGCCCTGATGCAGGACGTTCCTGGCTCTCTCTATGACTGGCTCCAGGCGCTCCAGTGTCGCCTGGATGCTCTCCGGGGCGGTTCTGCCCTTGTCGCAGTATTTCGCGTCCAGGGCGGTGCTGCAGGGCGTGTCGGTCATGCGGTGGCAGATCTGGCAGCGGGTCATCGGGGGCTCCTCTAGTGGGTGTGACCGCTTTCATTGCGGACAGGGCCAACCCAGTTGCCGCTGCGGTCGTAGTCCATAATCCAGCGGTTAGCCTCAAGGAGGTTGGCCGCGTCGTCGATGCGACCCTGGCACTCCAAGGCCTCAATTTTATCATTGAGGCGGTTTAGTTCAGAAATCAATTCGATGCGGGTCATGTCTGGTCTCCAGTTGGTTGGCGGGGGAGCGATCCCCTCCACCCCTATATAGCGTCACGAAAGGTGACTTGCAAGTATGGATGACACACAAAAACAGGGTGAGGCGCATTATTTGCTGCAGCATCCCCTGCTGAACGAAATCCTTGACGGGATAGAGCGCCAGGCGATCGAAACCGCCGTTTTCGCGCGCCCGTCAGACGATGAAACACGCCGCACCACGATGGAAACCGTGCGTGTGGTCAGATCTTTGCGGGAGCAGTTGGCCGAGATCGCGGAGCCAACCAAGCCCACCCGCAAGGCGTCGATCGCATAGGCGACGGCGTAACACTACCACCGAAAGAGGTGAGCCATGGATCGCAACGATCCTAACACAACCGTCCCGAACGCCGAGCAAGTCGGCAGCGACTTTGGACAGGACCGTTCATACGGCAGCCTGGAGGAGGCCCTGTCGGACCTCGCGGACGTGGATATGCCCGACGTGGAACAACCTACCGACGGCCAGCCCGACCCTGTTGGCGACCAAGCGGAAGACGACCTCGGCGAAGACCTCCTAGAGGACGACGAGGACGACGATGCAGTCGCGGAAGACGGGGACGAGGAGGCGGAGGAGGATTCTGACGCGGATCCCTGGGAAGCGGAAATAGAGTATCCTGACGGCACCCGCATGACACTGCGGGAGGCCCACGACCAGCGGATGTTCCAGGCCGACTATACCCAGAAGACCCAGGCGCTGGCCCAGGAGCGAGAGCAGATCCAAGAGACTGCCCAGCGCTACCAGACCGGCGCGCAATCACTGCTGTCGCTATACCAGAACGCGTATGAGTTTCTGCAAGGACTGGTGCCACCGGAACCCCCACTGAGCCTCGCCCAGCAAGATCCGGCTGCATACCAGTACCATGAGGCGCTGCGGGAATCCGCCCAGCGAGAACTGGAGGGATTCCAGGCCGGCATGGGCCAAGCCCAGCAGCAGGTCCAGCAGATGTCGGCAGCCGACATGGCGGCGATGCGTCAGGGGGAAGAGAAAAAACTGATCCAGAGACTTCCTGCCCTCAAAGACCCAGGCAAATTGTCTGCGTTCCACGAGGCGAACAAGAAGTTTCTGTTGGAGTTTGGCTTCGACGCCCAGCAAATCGACGGCGTGATGGACGCCCGACTGCATGACCTCGCCTACAAGGCGCGCATCGGCGCCCGTGCGCTTGAAAACCGCACGAACGCCAAACGGCGGCTGGCTGAGACCCCTCGAAAAGGGGACAAACCACGCCGCGCGCCGAGCCGCAGAGACCCAAACAAGACTGCGATGCGACGGCTCGCTCAGACTGGCTCGATACAGGACGCACTAAAGATCGACTTCTAGCCGATCGCTCCTGTGGGCCTGACCACCTAGGAGGCCATTATGGCTGCTATTACCAACACCTTTGTCACGAGTTCTGCGGTTGGTAACCGCGAGGAACTCAGTGACGTTGTCAGCCGGATCACCCCGGAGGACACCCCGATCTATTCGATGATGCCGAAAGCAAAGGCGGATTCGATCCACCCGGAATGGGAGCGGGAAGATCTCGCTGTGCCGGCTGCCAACGCGCAGGCGGAAGGCGACGACTATTCCTCGTGGACGGCAATCACCCCGCCGACCCGCCTCGGGAACTACTGCCAGATCATGAAAAAAGACTGGATCATCAGTAACACCCAGGAGGCGGTGGACAACGCAGGCCGCGCCGAAAAGCGGAAACACCAGCGCCTTAAAAAGGGCATTGAGATCCGCAAGGACGTGGAGTTCGCGATCGTCTCCAACACCGCGACGGTGGGCAGCGGCACTCGCTATTTCGGCTCTCTCCCGACGTGGATTGAGACGAACGAGTCTCGTGGTGCGACCGGCTC